ACTGAGCGCAAGATTCTTGAGAAGAATTTTGCTGAACTTGGTCTGACTGACGCAGTGTTCATTGAGCGTCTGATTACATGGGCTGAGATTATTCGCAAGTCTTATGCGGACGGTGCGGTCGATGAGATTATCTCGACTCGTCGTCTTGTGCATATCACGAAAGCATTCTCTATCTTCAACAATCGTTTGAAGTCCATTGAGATGTGCTTGAACCGATTCGATACTGACACCAAGACTGCGTTCTTGGATCTGTACACGAAGGTTGATGCTGAAGCAACTGCCCCTACAAAGACTGATGAAGCCAAGATTGAAACTCGCACAGATCCTAACACTGGCAACTTAACTGTGACTGTTTCCAAAAACGGTCAGACACAGAATGTAGTTTTGTCTCAGAATGAATTGATTGATTCTTTGGATCAGGGTATGACTGCTCAGCAGATTATTGATCGTGTAGCCAAGACTTTGATTATTGCTCTTGATCGTGAAGCCGACGATATTCCGTTCTAATCCCAAGAGTTTACTTTTGGCTCTTGTTAGTATATAATAAGAGTCATGACGCAAGATAAGCCCTGCTCTTGCGGCATTATTGAAAGGGTGTTTGTTGAGGTTAATATTATGTCTGCTATTTATTCGATGTACAACTACCTTGCTGATGGCAATACAGTGACCACACGTCAGGCTCGCACCTTGTTCAAGGTTGAGAATGTCGCTGATCTTGTGTACCGTCTCCGCAACAACGGCGTTTCGGTCTACACCAACCGTGTTACGACCAGCCGTGGTGAGAAGACGATTGCCTACCGTCTCGGCACTCCGAGCGAGCAGTTTGAGAAGTATTTCGATCGCGGTCAAGTTGGTCGCGCTCGCAAGACTCTCTACCGCAGCGCAATTGACGTTGCGATGAATGCCTAATCTGGCAATTCTCAAAAACTGAAACATGTTCTGTGGGGGTGCAATGCCCCCACAGTTTCATTTGCAGGTTGCTTTTTAAATTCTTTGCATATATAATGTCATGAGCAGGAGGATTTTATCATGACCAAAGTTATTGTTGCAAAAACAAAAATTGATTGTGAACATTTGCTTGGACAATTTCTTGATGAGTCGCACTACGATGTCTTGATCAATGAAGACACGGATTGTTATCTTCAAAGTGAAGATGAAGGCAGCATTGCATTCAAGTTCCGAAAGAATTTCTTTAGCAAACAAGAACAAGATGCTGCATATGCTGGACTCCGTGAAGCCGCAGTGCAATCTCAGAATCGTGGACTTGCTGCTGGTCCAAAGGGTGAGAAATGCGGTAATCGTGAATGGGTGACTGAAGCACAGATTCGCATTTTTGAATTCATTAAAAACGAACCTGACAACTCAGTGATTCCAATTGATTTCAATGATGAAATTTCTCAGATCAAAGCCAAATATGCACAAAAAGAATCAACACGTGGTCTTGTTTGGTTGTCACAAAAAGTAAAACAAGATAATTTTAATTTCGATCGATGGTTGTCTGAAGTATCAACTCTCACTCCTGCAGAACGTAGAAACGAAGCAGTTGAGATTCAAGAAACATACATCTCCGACACAACTTATGCAAACGCTGTTTACTCTGGCATTGCTGGTTGGTTCGATCGTTATCCGCGCATTCCATATGGTCGCGCAACTGCATATACGCAGAATTCATATGACAAATTTAAATTGTCATTTCCATTTTTGCAAACATTGGATCGCGGCTTTGCTGAGTTGCTTCCAGAACGCCATGCTGCTCAACGAAAAGCAGCAGACAAAATTGATCCATCGTTTTTGGTTCCAGGAACTGTGTTCACAACAATCACTGTGAACAAAACTTTCCGCACTGCAGCACATCGTGATGCTGGTGACTTTACAAATGGATTGAGCAATCTTCTTGTGTTATCCAACAATGGTAATTATTCAGGTGGATATCTCATTCTTCCAGAAGTTCGTATTGCCGTGAATGTACGACCAGGTGATTTGTTGTTAGTAAATAATCATGAGTACATCCACGGCAATACACCTATTGAATTGCAAGATGACATCGCAGAGCGTGTGAGCCTTGTTTGTTATTTGCGCGAGAAAATGCTTGAACTGGGAAGCAGAGAGTATGAAGATCATCGATTTAATTATGTTGAGTCACGTCGAAAGAACAAAGAACACAAACTCCAACGACGTCTTTGGAACGGTATTTCCGAAGGAATGTGGGATGAGAAAGAGTGGTATGACTATTTGGAAAAGCATGGTGGAAGAGAAATGGTACAAAAATATCATCCAGAAGCATACCGAAAAGAAGCAACACTAGAAGATCTGTTCGCTTAATATGTGTGCAGTCATTGGTGCTTTTCTTGAGAAGCCATCTACTCAAGATTTTAAAATGCTTGCTGACGTTTTTCGTGAGTCGAGTATTCGTGGATTACATGCAACTGGTATCTCTTGGGTCCGAGGAAATAGAGTGCATGCGATGATCTCTGCAACTCCTGCAGGAAAGTTTGTTGAAGCATTTGATCTGAAAACAGCATTGAATGAAGACGGCAATCTATATCTAATTGGTCATTGTCGCTATTCAACCTCTGATCTGAATTACAACCAGCCGCTCTGGGATGCAAATTTTGCAATTGTTCACAATGGCGTTGTGAGTCAAGAGATGCCAGAAAATTGGGAACGTTTGTATGGATACAAATGTCAGACTCGCAATGATTCAGAATTAATTCTTCACACACTTAGAGCAAAGAAGTCTCCGCTTGTAGAGTTTGCAGATGCGTCAATGGCAGTCATTGAACTCTATAAAGAAAAGAAATTGCGTTTCTATCGCAATGGCAAGCGACCAATTTACTTTACTTCTTTACCAAATGGTGGTATAATCACATCAACTGCGGATATTGCTACTCGTGCAGGACTTAATGGCTCGGTTGAAGTTGATATGAATTCATATGTAACGATGATAGATAATTCTCTTGTTAAAGAACATATTGAAATTCAAGGCGCAAAAGATTTACAACTATGAAATTTGCAAACGCTGATGATGTTGTCAGCCTAATTCGTAATTCACCAGAAGGTAAGAACACTCGGTTTCTTGCTGCATCGCATAATCTCTGGATTCGATTTCAGAACTATGATAAGTCACCACCGATGATTCTTGAGGACAACGGTAAGATTGTTTCGCTCATTTTTGCAACTTTTAATCGCGACAAGTATACCAACCTCTATGAGATCGTAACGGCGGAGGGATGTGAGGGTAAAGGTTATGCGTCGAAAATATGGGATGAATATGTAGATTACGCTGTGAATGTGCAGAACATGAAGCGACTCAAGATCTCTTGCACTCCAAGTTCTGTAACATGGCATATGAAAAACGGTCTTGTCTTTTGGGCAGTTGACCCAACAGGATCTCTTCGATCTGATCAACCACTGTTCAAGACTAGAGCAGAACAATTAAAGTTCAGGAAACTTGCAATTGCAGATCCATCAATTGCATTTCCTGATGACAAAGTGCGCACACAATTAATTGATGAGTCGCTAGAGTCGCATAAATTCGGAAAGAAAAAACTTGAAATAGTACGGAAGGCAATTTCTGATGTTGGTGATTATTGGCTCCGTGATGCATTGTTGAAACAAAATGTCGAACGCTTCTTTGAATAATCGTCGCGAACAATTTATTCGTTGGTATGCATGGTCCATGCAATATGGCGATTGTGATCCAGCCGTATGGTGCACCAATTATCTTCATCAACGATATGAACACAATGATGAGGAACGTCTGTGGTTTGCTTGGTTATATGGCAACACATATCAATTGCCAACAGCATGGGTTCTCAAAAACGAATTTCCAGATTATGAACTTGCCACCGTAGATCGCATTACATGGTGGAACAGTCACAACTACAAAAGGTTGAGATACCAAACTGATACAAAGTGGAACAAAGGACACTTGCCAGTCATGTTTGAATCATATCAAAAATTTATTGGCAAGCGCACACAACGCGAAGTGTTGGAGAGTTATTATGGAGACAATGAGAAGCAAACTTTCGACAACCTTTGGAATACTCTTAAAGGAAATCTGTATAAGTTTGGTCGTTATTCCACTTGGTTTTATATGCAGCATTTGTGTCATACTGCTCACATTAAGTGTGTACCTACTAGCCTCATGCTGGACGATTATTCTGGCTCTCGCTCACATCGTAATGGTTTGCATCTTGCCCTCGGCGAAGATGACAAATACGATAAGCAACTTACTGCAGGAGAATACAAATCTCTTGAAGCACGATCGAGATCAATACTTGAGGAGACAGCATCTAGATACCCCAACTTGGTAGATCAAATTGATTTCTTCACGATGGAGACTTGTCTTTGTTCATTCAAGAAAATCTTCCGCGAACATCATGGGCGATATCTTGGATACTATCTTGATCGTCAGTCTGAAGAAATTCAGCAAGCAGAAAAGGATGACTGGAATGGCATTGAATGGAATGTGTTATGGCAAGCAAGAAATGAAACACTTGATCCAAGGCTTGCAATTCGCAATGCTAAAATTAACAAGGAAAAGTTTACTTTTTATCTGAGAACAGGTAGAATAGAAAGACTAGACTGGATGTTTCAAGATGAAGAACCAGTGAAAGAAGGATTGGAGGCGTTATGGTAAAGGTGATTGCAATGGGTGGCGAGCCAGCAACTGGCAAGACCACGTTGATGTTTAAATTGATTTCAATGGCTGATGATTGGCAGATTGTGAAGCCAGAGAAACTGTTGGACGCAATGTACTCTAAGAAACTCAATCTGTATATTCTTGGCAAATATGTGAACGATGGAAATGTGTTTCAAGGAACAGATCGTTTGAGCATGGCAGTGCAACCTGATGCAGAAAAATTCTTCAGCGCTCTTGAATATGAATCAAACGCAAATGATCATTCAGTGAATGTAATCTTCGAAGGTGATCGTTTGTTCAATGGTAAACTTTTAGACAAACTGTCAGAGTGGTTTCCGAATTCGTTTAAGGTTCTTGTTCTGACTGCATCGCATGATACAAAAGAACAACGTCATGTGGATCGTAAGGATGATCAAGATGATAAGTTTAAGAATTCGCGAGCAACGAAAATCTCAAACATCATGGGGTCGTTGACACTCATGGACTATATAGAAACAATGGTCAACGAAAACCTCGATGATCAGGCAAAGATCATTGACAATATTAGAAAATTTTATATCTGGAGTGAATAATTATGCAGTTAGAAGTTAAAGTAGAAGATTTGCGCAAAAAGAAACTTTTTGTCGCAACACCAATGTATGGTGGTATGGCGCATGGTATGTTTGTGAAGTCGTGTCTTGACTTGCAGACTCTCTGCTCAAATTATGGCATTGAAGTTCGATATTCTTTTATCTTCAATGAATCATTAATTACTCGCGCTCGAAACTATCTGGCAGATGAGTTCCTTCGTGCAGAAGGTTTTACTCACATGTTGTTTCTTGATGCTGACATTCATTTCGATCCGCGCGATGTGATTGCACTTCTTGCTTTGGATAAGGAAATCATTGGTGGTCCATATCCAAAGAAATCAATTAAATGGAGCGCAATTAAAGAAGGTATTGCCAAAAATCCAGACATTCCTGTTTCTGAATTAGAGAAACTCGCTGGTGATTTCGTCTTCAATCCAGTTCCTGGCACCGAGAAGTTCTCTGTCGCAGAGCCAGTTGAAGTTCTTGAGATTGGCACTGGCTTCATGTTGATTAAGCGTGAAGTGTTTGAGAAGTTTGAAAAAGCCTATCCGAAACTTCGTTATAAGCCAGATCATGTTGGTCAAGCAAACTTCGATGGCTCGCGTTACATTCATGCCTATTTCGATACTGTGATTGACAGCAAAGCAAATGGTGGCAAGGGATCAGATCGTTATCTGTCTGAAGACTATATGTTCTGCCAATGGTGGAGAAATATTGGTGGTAAGATCTGGTTGTGTCCTTGGATGCGCACACACCACATCGGAACATATGCCTTTACTGGTGATATGCCAGCCGTTGCAAATTTCGTCGGATCTCTATAATTTCATATGATTATTGGTCTAGTAGGCTTCATTGGAGCAGGGAAAGGTACAGTCGCAGATCTCTTGGTTGAGCGGCATGCTTTCATTAAAGAAAGTTTTGCTAACAGCGTCAAAGATGCCTGCGCTACAATCTTTGGTTGGAATCGTGGTTTGCTTGAAGGCGACTCTTTAGAATCGCGAGCATGGCGCGAGCAAAAAGATGAGTGGTGGTCAGAAAAACTTGGTCGCGAATTCTCACCAAGATTAGCACTCCAGCTAATGGGCACAGAGGCAGGTCGTGATGTATTTCACCCTGACCTCTGGGTTCATACTGTGTTAAGGCGATGCAAACCTAGTCAATATTATGTTATTGCTGATGTGAGATTCCCAAATGAGATCAAGGCTATTCGAGATTCTGGGGGACGTGTTATTCGCGTTCGTCGTGGTCCTGATCCTGAGTGGTATGATCTTGCTCGAGACTGCAATCTGGGAGTTTGCAAACAAGAAGTAATGCGCAACGCATATCCAGAAGTTCATTATTCAGAGTGGGCTTGGATTGGTGGTGACTATGATATTGTGATGGACAATAATTGCGCATTAGATGAATTAGAAATTAGGGTTGATAAACTGGTTGATTCGTTATATAATAATCATGTTGAAGCAAATGAGGTTCTAAATTATGAAACTTTCTGATGAGACGATTAATATTTTGAAAAACTTTTCCAGCATAAACCAAAGTTTGCTGTTTAAGCAAGGAAATGTTTTGAAGACGATTTCTGGATTAAAGACTATTTTTGCCGAAGTGACAATTCAAGAGAACTTTCCAAAAGAGTTCGCAATATACGACTTGAATAAATTCTTGGCAAAGGTTTCGCTATACAAAGGTCCAGTTCTTGACTTCACAGAAGATAGAGTTGTAATTGCAACTGAAAATCTGAAGCGATCTGATTATATCAAGTATTGTTCCCCCAAACTTATCACAGTCCCGCCTGAAAAAAATCTATCGTTGACAAACATAGATTGCTCGTTTACTGTTTCTCAAGAAGATCTAGAGTGGATGAGAAAGAGCGCAGGTATATCAGGCTCGCCGAATTTTATCTTTCAGAGCGATGGCACATCAATTAATTTTATTGCCACAGACGTTAAAGACGATGCATCGGATCAATCTAAGATTGAAATCGGGACTAGCGATGCAACGTTTAAAGTTGTTATGAAGGTTGACAACTTTAAAATGATCGACGGATCTTATGACGTTTCAGTATCTCGTCGTGGTATGGCTATGTTCAAACATAAGAATATTCCTATCACATACTACATCGCTATTGAATCAGCCAGTTCTGAGTTTGAACCAGAGGAAGCATAATCATGGCACTTGATAAAGCAAAGGTTTTGGGATGCCTTCAAGAAATCTCAAACTCACTTACTCGCGTCGAAGCAGAACGTGATTTAATCAAAGACATTCTCCAGAAGATGCAAGACGAGTGCGAAATCCCCAAGAAGTTGGGTCGTAAACTAGCAAAAACATATCATAAACGTAATTATGAAGAAGAAATCGCTGAACAGAGCGATTTTCAAACTATTTACGAAAACGTGGCTAAATAAGTTTATTGGGGTGCAACTGTTCTTGTTGACAGCACAATCCGCCAGACTGCCGCTGTGGGAGTTCACCTTCCCCACCCCATCTTCTTTATTATGAGGTTTTGTTATGAATGAAGCATTGTGGGTTGAAAAATATCGACCGCATACTATCGCTGACT